TCATCAAACCTAACTCCAAAAAGAATGGGTTATTGTTCAACCAATTGAGGATGATTGTTAATGTTTAATTTTAGTCTTTTTGGAGTTAGGTTTGATGATGCTTCGGAATTTCTTTCTTGGTTAAAAGAAAGCCGACCAGATCATTATCAAGCACTTCTTGTAGCTGTACAAGATGCTACACAAGAGGAACTTGACGCCATTAAGCTGCTACAAGTGGCACATTTTGGGGACGCATGAAAACTATCATCCACGTTAATCAGCATGTGATTAAGGCCAATCGAAAGAATGGTGTGTGTAATCCTGTACTGACAGTAAAGAATTACAAGCAAACTAAATATGCCCACTCAGTGAAGATTGATGGGCCTAGTGAGCTTGTATATGCCCCTGACAAGCCCTTATCTTGTGGGGCCCATGTATGGATTGAAACGAGGAGCAATGTTAGTATCAGTTGATGCAAAAGCTCTCGAATGGCGCTGTATATTGGAGCTGTCCCGTGATCCTGTTGGCATTGCCGAGGTATTAGAAGGACAAGACACACATGATTTGAACCGTGTGGCGTTCAACCTGCCCAGCAGGTTAATTGCTAAGATTTATCTTTTTAGAACCATTTTCCGTGGCTCGGGTTGGTCTTTTGCTAATGATCCTGATTTCATGCATGTTAGTGCTGATCCTAAATACTGGGAAGCTGTAAATGAAAAGTTTTTCGGAAAGTATAAAGGAATTGCAGCGTGCCATGAGAGGTGGCGGGAGATTGTCATGTCCGGCCAACCCATCGTTGGCCCCTTGGGAACCTTCTGGCCAATTCCAAACCGCGACAAGAAGGGTGAGCTTTATATACCTTGGACAACCCTCACAAACTTTCCCGTTCAAGGCACGGGAGCGGACGTAATGATGATAGCAAGAATTTCAGCTTTTAATAGAGCCAAAAAGCTTCCATTCTCGCAGGATGTTAAATTCATTCAAACCATCCATGACAGTATCACAATCGACTGTCCAAGTAAGTATGTGCAACCAGTGGCTAATCTCTTCTACGAAGTGTTCAGAGACTTACAACAGAACATTAAGAAACTTTTTGGATACGACTGGCTCGTCCCACTCGAAGGGGAAGTGAAGTGTGGAATGAATGCTACAACCAAATGGGGTAAAGATGCTAATGGAAAGCCTATTATTATTAGTCCACTAGGCATGGAAGAAATTGCCTATGCAGCGTAGTCCCTCTCATTACAAAGAACCCTCTGCGGAGAAACAACTTGAACAAATTCAAAGGCGTAAGTATCATGTTAAGAAAGCTAATATCAAGCGCACTGGACAAGTATTTGATTGTCCCTTTTCTAGTATTACTTGGCCGAGCACTTGTCCCATTCTCGGGCTGGCTCTGGACTATTTCGCGGAAACTCGAAGCGAAACTTCTCCAGCATTCGATAGATATGATCGAACAGAGGGGTGGACAAGAGAAAACACCTTTGTATGCTCTTGGAGAGCAGCAAGACTGAGAGCTGATGGTTCTTATTGGGAACATAGAGATATTTATTTATTTTTCTCTCCAATAAGTAAACCAAAAACTTGACTTTTTAACCTATTTAGGTTATAATATATGTATGCGTTTTAAGTGTTGGTGGTTGCACACTATCCTTCCAAGTTAGTAGAGTGGGTTCGACTCCCACAGGACGCTCCAAAGCTCTGTAAGCCAAAGGATGAGGCAACTCCCACAAAGAGATTTAAACAGGTTTGAGTCCTGTACAGAGCACCCAATTTAAACAAGGAAATCAATGCAAGTAACTATCCTCTCTGTTAATATTGAAACTAAGCCCACTAAGACTGGCAAGACCTATCAACTCGCTGATGTTGCCTTCAAGGGTGATGATGGTAAGGTGAGTGGTAAGAAGGTTATGTCCTTTGGTGCTACTGAAAAGGCATTCAAGGTGTTGGCCGACAATTCTGTTGGTAAGACTTTTGATGTAGAAAGTGTTAAGAATGGTGCAGGTTATTGGGATTGGACTAATTTATCTGTGGCTAGTGCTCCTGCTGCTGGTGCCACTTCATCTAACGCTCCCTCAGTGGGCCGATCAACGTCTAACAGCACTTATGCAACGGCTGAAGAGCGTGCTAAGACGCAAGTCTACATTGTAAAGCAAAGTTGTCTTGCACAAGCAGTGGCTCTGTTGTCTGTGGGTGCTAAGACCCCACCCAGCACCAACTTGGTATTGAAGCAAGCTCAAGAATTTGTTGATTTTGTTTTCTCTGAAAAGGCTGCAAGCATCAACGACCTCACTGACTTGCCCAACGACTTGCCGTTTGATGCGGAAGTAAGTTAATTGAAAATCCCCAAACAGTTTGAGCTTGGGGGCTATACTTGGAAAGTGGTGCAGTTTAAGGGACAAGACCGGCGTAGTGATTACTATGGCCGGACTATCCTTGAGAAACTTACCATCGAAATTCAAGAAGACCTCCCAAGGGACTTAAAGGAGCAGACATTCATGCATGAACTTTTACATGCTATTTGTTATGCTCAGGGAAAGACAACTGATTTACATAATGAACAGGAGATTGATTCCTGCTCTATGTTTTTACACCAGTTCTTAAAAACAGCAAAGTGATAGCCTTACTCGACTGTGACATTATTGCCTATCGGTCTGCTGCAAGCGTTGAGAATGAGTCATTAGAACTAGGTATTTACCGAGTTAATGATCTTGTTTCCCGCATCTTGCAAAAGACTGGAGCAACTGAACACGAAGCCCATCTTTCTGGTGGAACCAATTTTAGGAAAATAATTGATCCTGAATACAAAGCCAACCGAACTCAAGCAAGACCTCGCTTCCTTGAGCCTTTACGTGAACACCTTATTGCTGAATGGCAAGCTAGGGTTACAGATGGCTGTGAAGCAGATGATGCAATTGCCATCTCAGCTAAAAAATACTTTGGGCAAGACATTCCGTTCACTGTATGCACACTTGACAAAGACCTAAAACAAATCCCAGGTAAGCACTATCGCTGGGAGTTTGCAGGAACTAGCTCAGGCAAGCAATGGATTAAGCCTGAAGAGAGCTTTTATGTTACTCCCCTAGACGGACTTAAGTTCTTTTACAGACAACTTCTCATTGGAGACACTAGTGATAATGTTGTTGGAGTAAATAGAATTGGGAAGGTGGGTGCTGCAAAACACATTGACCACCTAGATACAGAGCTAGAGATGTTTGAGGCTGTCAGAAGCCTCTACAACGATGATGAACGCCTTTTAAAGAATGGACAACTACTTTGGTTGCAACGTACAGAAAACGAGCTATGGCAATTCCCGACGCAGTGAGTGATTTCCCCTTCATGTCCAAGACACGGGGTGGAAGTAGTGTAATTGTGTTTGCTTATGCACAAGGTCAAGCACGCCCCTGGCTTGGGGCCTATGAGGTGTCAGGCGAGTGGGTGCCAATGTCATGGATTGGAGATGGTAGATTCATCCCAGAATTTGACCGAGCTTGTGATGTACTTGAGCTGAAGAACAGAGAAAAGAAATTTGGCAACAAGAAAGCCTAAAGAATGGACTCCTAGCCGTAAACATAGTTTCATTGTAGCTGTGCTTCGTAGTGGGACACGCCGATGGCCTCCCAAGTATGAAACACTCAACGAAGCTAAGACAGAAAAGAAAACTAATGTTCTTACAGGCCGTCTTGCACAGCACTACAAATGTGCCAAATGCAAGAAAGATTGGCCAGCCAAACAGGTCAATGTGGACCACATCAAACCTGCTGTTGGTAAGGAAGGCTTCACAAGTTGGGATAACTTCATTGATGGCCTTTTCTGTGAAAAAGAAAATCTCCAATGCCTTTGCCGTGGATGCCACGACCAGAAAACCAAAGAGGAGAGAGCTGCTCGTAAAAATGAAATGCACCAAATGTCAAATAGAGAAGAGCCCAGAACAGATGTCAAAGGACCGAAGCCGAAAAAACGGTCTAAGTAGTTGGTGTAAAGATTGTAGAAAAGACACCGCTAGACTCTGGGTTGCTAAACAAGATAAAGAAGAGTTAAAACGTATCTCTAAATCCAGAAGAGATAAAGCATTTAATCATGAAAAACAACGAGATTATATGCTGAGGGTAAGGTATGGTTTATCTCAAATTGATTATGACAACCTCTTAGAAAAACAACAATTTAGTTGTGCTATCTGCAAACGAGATAGCCGACAAATGACTTATCATTTACACGTCGATCATTGCCATACAACTAACAAAGTACGTGGACTTCTTTGTGCTCCTTGTAATGTATTCTTAGGATACACTCAGGATAAAATTGAGGTGTTTGAATCGGCCAAGGAGTATTTACAAAAATGCAAGTAGAAAGTATCATTGAGAATGAAAACGGAACAGCAACATTCACAGGCAATTTGTCAGCACAAGAGCTACAACTGGTTGTCACTGTCGGATTGAATATGCTGTATGCACAAGGACTTATTAGTCAAATGGCTCCAGATGTAGATGTTGATGTACATGACACTCCAACGGAGATTCAGTGATGATTAGAGTGACAGTGGACCTGCTTCCCCATGGAAGTGAGATTGGTAGAAAAACATTAACTGTTTTTGATATTGCAAATGATGGTACTGGTTCTAGTCAACGAGGTAATTATAAGTTTAGGACCAGTCCAAACAAAGAATGGATTGAAAAAATTGTCACCAATTATCCACGACAATCTTATTCAGTACGTAAATTGGTGTATTTAGTTTTAAAGAATTTTTATGAGGCAACCTAATTGAAACACCTAGTTTTACCAGATTGCCAAGTTCGTCCTGGTGATGACTTCGGTTTTCTAACAGCCATTGGTAAATACATTGTAGCCAAAAAGCCAGATGTAATTATTAACATTGGTGACTTCGCAGACATGCCCTCCCTAAGCTCCTATGACATTGGTAAGAAGAGCTTTGAGGGGCGTAGATATGTCGCTGATATTGAGTCTGCCAAAGAGGCTATGCGTGCCCTTCTTGGGCCTCTTAATGAGTACAATGAGAATGCTCGTCGGACTAAACACAAGTTGTACAGTCCACGTCTGGTTCTCACACTTGGCAACCACGAAAACAGAATTAACAAGGCTGTAGAAAATGATGCAAAGCTTGAGGGAGTGTTGTCTGTGGATGACCTCGCATATGAAAGTTTTGGCTGGGAAGTTTATCCATTCCTTGACGTTGTGGTTATTGACAATGTGGCTTACAGTCATTATTTTGTCACTGTCGGATTGAATATGCTGTATGCACAAGGACTTATTAGTCAAATGGCCCCAG